TGCAGTGTGGTGCACAAGGGAATCATTTAAACTTCAAGAATCAATAGACGAAAGAAGTATAAATGCTGTAAATATCGCAGAAAGATATGCGAATGGGGAGGCTACAGACGATGAATTAAAAGCAGCAAAGTCAGCAGCATGGTCAGCAGAGTCAGCAGCATGGTTAGCAGCATGGTCAGCAACAGAGTCAGCAAAGTCAGCAGCAAAGTTAGCAGAGTCAGCAGAGTCAGCATGGTCAGCAGCAGAGTCAGCAAAGTCAGCAACAGGGTCAACATGGTCAACAGGGTTAGCAGCATGGTCAGCAGAGTCAGAAGCATGGTCAGCAGCAAAGTCAGCAAAGTCAGCAGCAGAGTCAGCATGGTCAGCAGAGTCAGAAGCATGGTCAGCAGCATGGTCAGCAGAGTCAGCAGAGTCAGCAGCATGGTCAGCAGCACGGGCAGCAGCATGGTTAGCAGCAGAGTCAGCAGCATGGTCAGCACAGTCAGCAACAGAGTCAGCAAAGTCAGCAGCATGGTTAGCAGCAGAGTCAGCAGCATGGTCAGCACAGTCAGCAACAGAGTCAGCAAAGTCAGCAGCAGAGTCAGCAACAGGGTCAGCAGAGTCAGCAACAGAGTCAGCAGCAAAGTCAGCTCAAATAGAAAAACTTATATCTTATTTCAATTAATCTATAATTTTATGGGAAAAACAATTAAATTACGAGATAAAGACGGAAGTGGAATTACAGAACTTGAATTAAAGACTGCAAAGCGTAACAATGGCCTTAAGCGGATACCGAAAATGAAACCATTCACTAAAAAGAAAAGGATTTGATATGACGTATAAAGAATATAAGGAATGGAAGACGAAATCAACAGAGCCTAAAAAACCAAAAAGAAAATACAAACCTCGTCGCAAATTTCCACGAGAAATGTGGATATGTGACAATAAAGGAACAAAAATGTGGAAAGATATTGTTGTAGGCAAAATAAATGGGGAATATTTGACGCCATTTGTTTCGGAAAAAATAAAACAACAAAGGAATACCTACATGGCATGGAAATATGTAAAAGAAATTGATTAGTTCTCGCCAGGATTAGTCAAAAAGGTGGATCGTTCATTAATAAGCCGAACGGCCCAAGGGGATAATTATAATGCAACCTATGCAAGATTATCCCCTTTACTTAAACAATTTATTAATCAATAATAAACAATGACAAAATCAGAAAAAGAAATTTGTATGACATTGATTTGTCAAGCAGAAACAAAAAAAGCAGCATTTGATGCAATATCAGTACTATTCAAAAATATAAAATATAGAGAACTGCATACTTTTATTGAATCAAATTGGGAGCATAGAGCTCCAAAAGGAAAAATATCAATGCAAAACACAGAATATAAAGAACGAGTGACAATTCTATTCAGCGTATTTGTAAAAAAGAAATTTGGAGAAATAGCAGACATTCACTTAAAACTGAATAAATGCTTAAGCAAAAGTACACCACACAAATTTTACGAAGCTTTAATTGGTAAAGAAAAATACAATGAACCAGGAAGAGAAGGCGTAAGAGGAGAATGGGTAAGATTTATTGGATTTAATGAACAAAGAACATTAATTCAAATACAAGAATTACATGACAGAAAACGATTTTATTGGTTCTCTGTATATGATATAAACTTAGCCAATTATATTGAATTAAGTTAACAGAATACAGCCCGCTTAGGTTGCGGATTCGACGTTTGGACGAGGGTTCGATCCCCTCCAGCTCCACTCCTTATAACAAATCATAAGGGGCTGCCTGGATTTGACAGCGTCTCAAGATGAAACAAACAGGACTGTATAGTCAATAAATGACAACAAAACAATCAAAATCAACAATTATGTTGGCATAATCGCTGCATAATTTAGAATGTACCTACCAGGCACGTGATCGAAAGACGCACGTTATGTCCGATCGTTACCTGGTAGGGTTTCTAAAGCACAAACACATGGGCGTAGAGTACAACGGAATAACACACATAAACTGATATATGAGAGATAAAAGAAAGAAACTTTTAAATCGAAAGGTACCAATAATATATCGTGGAGTTATAATAATATCGGAAGTCTTCCGAGGATAGGTAGTTCGACTCTGCCTGCGCCCGCATTAGCAATAGAAAAAGACTAGCACAAGTCGATGGAGGATGAATTTATCCATGAATCAGGACTAATCTCAAAGATATCTAGAGAGAAAGTTTACTGTGTCCTGCAGAAAAAAAGGAATGACGTTTAGATGACGATAAGCCACTCACAAATCCTAATTCTATTGCTATCTTTATTAAACAATTAATATTTACTTAATCATTATCAAAATGAAAAGCAGAAAAAATGAATTACAAGGAAAATATCCTTCGGTTATTTGGACAAGAAAAAACTCAAAACCATTAAAAACAAAGCTACTAAAAATAGTTAAAAATGGGATAAGATTACATTCTATCCAAGTATGCGGAATACCAATGTTTGAAATTGAATGCAATATTTCAAAATGCTCAGTACCAAGACAAATAATTTGCAAAATGAGTCTGAGTGAAGTTAAACAATTAGCCAGAACACTCAGACTAACAGCAGCAAAGGAGCTTTGTCCTAAAAAGACCAAAGAAGAGACTAAAGTAAAAGAAGAAGACAACGAAATAATTGTTTAATTATGACTGATTTAGAGGAATTAAAAGCATTCCAAGAAAAATCTAAATTAATTATAGCAGAAAATGATTTATTTAGAGGTCACGGAACTTATGGGATAATTGGATTTATGAAATTCATGAACAATGAACCAATAGAATGCAAATACATAGGTAGATCAACTTCACAAGGTTATATAGTATGTTCTTTTAAAGAAGAGATATTAGAAGATCTGTACATAAGAACTGGATGTGCAAAATACTTATGGAAAAGCATAAATAAAGAAATAGGACATACATACAAAATAAATGAAGCTTTATTTCACTTTGATGCATCAATTGAAAAAGAATCTATTAATTGGATAATAAAAGAAGCAAATGCCTTTAAATTGAACGAACAATTACCAGAAAAAACAATGACTGTTTGGAAAAAGATAATAGCACAAAAACTTAATAATGTATGCAATAAAGACATATTAATTTATTTTGCAGAAAGAAAAGCAAAAGAAATTATAGGTCAAAAAAAAATAGAGCAAACAAAATTATTTGAATCACAGGCAAATCAATTACCATTTTGACACATGGAGAAAGACAAAAACAGATTAATTCCAGAAGACTGGAAAAAGTATATGGAATTTCATTCACAAATGCCAGCATTGATTCATTCATTATTGATATCAGGAAGATTCAAAACAAAAGAAGAATGCCTAAAACCATTTACCTACGCGATTATTGCTACAAAAAAAGAAAACACATGTGAATATATGAGAAACGTAGCAAGATGTAAAAGAAAATACTACGAAATAAATTTAGGAATAACGCTAGACTGTTTTTTGGATTATATGAGAAGCTCTGATTTCCAAGTAAAATCATGGGACATTCGATTGATAGATACAAATAATTACGAGAAAGGATTTAAGTATTGCATAGAGGGATATCATTTAATATACAAAAAAAATGCCAATTGATGTAGGACTAATTTCTGATTTGCATTTAGGTCATATTAATATTGCTAAAATGCGTGGATTTGATGATATTGATATATATAACGAAGAAGTTATTCGTAGATACAATTCAGTAGCAGGCAAGAAAACTATGATGATAATAGCAGGAGATATAGCAATGGAAAATAGTAAATATTACCATCTGTTAGATAGAATGCTAGGACGCAAAATAGTAGTAGGAGGGAACCATGACCTAAAAAAAGACATGGTAGAATTACTGAAGCATGTAGAATCAGTTGTTGGGGTATATGAGTATAAGCATTGTATGATAACTCATATACCAATACATACAAGCGAAATTTCAAGATTTTTATTAAATATACATGGACATACTCATGCAAACATAGTAAAAAGATGGAAATATAAAGCTGGAGGATATTGTGCTACAGAAGAAATTGACAAAAGATATTTCAATATATCATGGGATAATTTAGGAGGAATACCTATATCATTCAACGAATTAATAAGACAATCCACACTTTAAAATCATTATCAAAAATGAAAAGAGTAACAGTAACGCTAAGTTTCGACGTAAGAGAAACTGAATTAGGAGAAACGAATCTAAGAAAACTGGCAAAAGACATAAGGTCAATTTCATACACAGAAGAATTAGAAGAGTGTTCAGAAGAGACAGACTTTTGCAATTATGAAGCAGATATTATCATTACTAATATTTAAAACAACCAATTATCAAAATGGGACAAACAAGAAAACAAACAAAGGTATCCAAGATGAAGAAAGCTCTAAAAACTTGGATAAAGTCAAACAAACTAGCAATTGCTAGAACAAAAGACAAAACAGGAGAAGTAGTTAAACAAACTGCAGCTTAACAAATTAACAAAACAAGAGGGATGCGACTCTTATAAATCAACGCATATATTAATATTAATTAAAAAAACTTAAAATAATGAATTACAGAATATTATCAGCTTCAACAGCAACAATACTAGAAAAAAATATAAAAGATTCATTAAATAAAGGATGGAAATTACAAGGTGGAATTTGTGTAACTATAGCAAATAATACAATGTGGCATTTCCAAGCAATTACAAAAGAATAAAACAATCAAAACCAAAATAAATTAATTACTTATGAGGCAAACGATTATAACTGCTTTCTTTGGTCAACAAAGAATACAGAAAAGGCTGCAATATGGCAGTAATAAATTGTAGCAGGGGACTGTATCATTGAAACGATCTCTCCCCACAAATATCAAAACATATCACTTGAAAACAAAACGCAACAGTAGAGTTAAAGTCCCATAAGATATACAAATAAACAGGGGTGTTTATTTAACATTAAAACAAAACAAGATGAATGCAAAAGAAGCAATTGATGCAGCTAAAACTGGGTCACAAAAAGCATTTACTATATTGTACAATACCTATTACAGATCTATCTATAATAATATATATAATATAATAAAAAACAAAGATGTAGCAGACGACCTAGCGTCAGAGACATTCCTAAAAGCGTTCACAAACATAGAAAAATTTTCGAAGGATATATCTTTCGAAATGTGGTTAAAAACTATTGCAAACAACCATTCCATTGACTGGATACGCAGCAGCGCAAAAAGCAGGAATGATGTTTACATAGACAACGAACAACTATCAGAGTTTATCATAAGCGATTACTCTAATCCAGAAAAGGACCTTATCAAAAAAGAACACAAATCTATTTTTGACGAAACGTTAAATTCTATGGCAAAAAAGCCAAAAGAAATATTAATTATGAGATATAATGATAATTTAACCTATAAAGAAATATCCGAAAGGTTAGACATTAACATAGGAACAGTTAAAAGTTATATTCATAAATACAAACAACAAATAATATCAAAGATAAATCAACCAAAAAAAGTAAAACATGAAAACAAATCAATTGTTGTTAACGGGGATCAGATCCTTAGTTAGCCTAGTTTTTTTGTCGCTTTTTCTTGGCGTTATGATAGGTAATTATACAAGAAACAACAATTTATTAATTAAGTTAGATAAAGCGGTGCTTAATCAAAATGAAATTAATATTGTCAATCCTATTCTTATCTATCAAAAAAGTGGAGTTGTTTTAGAAAATATGCAAAGTACATGTACTTCGATGGAACACATGATGAACGATGCATATCTAAACCAGGAGCGACTTCGACTTAGTATGTCGATTCCACAAAGAGCGCCAAAATTCTCTAAATTATTACAAGCTCGTCCACCACGCAACGACACAATAATAAACACTTCATAGTCAAAAACGTAACGACACCCAAGAAAACAAAGAGATCAAAACAATTATTAATTATCAAAATTAAGAAAGGAGACACCAATGATTATAAAACAAAGAATGGATACCAAGGATATGCTTGAGTACCGAAAAGTAATCGAACGAAAGAAGGACCGGGAAGAGCAAGTGCATGGCATGAGCGAAAAGTTCTTTCGACTACAACGACAATGCGACACTATGGATACGATCTTCGACGCTATTTATGTAGCGACCCTAGAAGAAGTAGCACCACAATTTATTGCCCTAACGGCAGGAGATTTCGATTGGGATTCTATGAAAATAGCAATACCAGAAACAACAACAACAGAAGCGATAGCAGATGACACACAAGTAGTAATACAATATGTGGAAGAAGATGTTGCAGCCCCAGAAAAGGAAGTAAAAACTCCAAAAGAAACACTGGAAGCAAACGAAGAAGACTTTATGATGGAAATTAAGAAGCTCCTATCAAGAAGTATTACGAGCAATATTCCGGCAGCAGTAAATTTGTACAACGAACGTACCGGTAAAAATCTTTTGCCTGCAGATGCATATTTGGAAATCAAAGATGCATTACCAGATTTAAGATTAATACCGATTTGGGATATGGCAGTAGCAACAGCATTCCGTACACGCGGAGCAGTAGCAGCCTATGCTCAAGTAAAGAAACACCTTCCAAATTGGGGAGATACAGAAATTGGCAGAATTTGCTGCGATGCTGTATTACGCTCAATTACAAATGCAAATACAACTCCGGCAGCGGCAATTGATTTACAGAAAATTCTTGATGCAACATTATCAAGAGAAGATTTATTTGATTTAAAATTGGATGCAGAAAACGAACGAATATTGCTTGCAATGAAAGAGTTCGAAGATAAAGCCAATGGAGTTACAGAAACAAAACTATTCCGAAAATTTACAGAAGTAGAAATTCGAAATGGAATTGGCTTAATCTATTCAGTAATGACTCCTTCAAAACGAGTTGAATTTGAAAAGAAAAACGGCCGGAAACCTTACGTTGAAAAAGGTTACCCTGCATAAGCAGTAAGCATTCAACAGAGTAAAATAACATTATCAAAATGAGTATTTAGAAATGAAAAACTTTTTAAATATTTTTGGAATTATTACAGCATTTTGTATAGGCTTCGGCATTGCAAATACAACAAATCCAAAAATAATATCAAAAGAAGAATATACTAACAATTGTACGTTAGTAAAGGACGCCTTAGATAAAGCAGCAAATCCAAAAACAAACCTAGCAAATTTATTTGAGGATAATTTTGAGTATTACGGTGGTGAATTACCATGTGTCCGCGTCTATTGCAATATAGATAGACTAACCGATATAAACCATAATGCAAAACGCAGCAAAAAGTTATTTTTTAACAATACTCAATTCGAGATTTATCACCCGAAAACTGATAAATTAACAGATGTATTCTTAGAGCCAACCGCTCTGGATAAGTATGTAATTGCGAATTGGGATAAAAAATGGCTTTAAAAATGACAGAACAATTGCAAACAGCGCTCGCACTTAGTGCGAAACTAAAAAGGCTTATCAAAGCCAAACAGGAAGTGAGTGAAGCATGTTACGTAGACGTAGCCGGGGATATATTCCTTGTTCAACCTCTAATAGAATTCCTGGGTCGTATCGAGCCGAAAATCGATAATTTAAGAACGCAAATAAAAACTGTCATTAATACAATTCCTAATTATAACAAAGAAATCCATTTGGAAATTAGCTATATTGGGAAAGAAGACCTAAAAGAAGGCTTTATAGATATATCAAAGGAAGGTGATGAATCCTCTATATTGGACTTAGTGACTGGGGAAATAGTCACACAAAAACCAGGAAAGGAATCCACCTGAGTTAGACAACAACTATAGGATAGTATTGAGTATTTATATAACAAATAAATAGTAAATATGAAGCAGGGAGCTATACCAGAGAGACCGAGCTATAAAAACACACAGACTGGAAAAGAAAATAGACAAATAACATTAAAGTCTAAGTTAGGATCAGAAAGTATACGCACGCACAGGCAGCGCGGTATACAAGTAAGAGTAGATCTGCCTATTAGACAAACGACGAAATTGATGGTGTTACGTAATTGGGAGCCATAATCCTTAAATGGAGAAAATCGATAAACCAATAAATGCAGGTTGAATAGCATTGTAAAATCACACTCAGAAATTTAAGCTTCTAAGAGAATAATATGGAAGTAGGTGTCTAGACCTCTTGAAAATGTCGGCCCAGGCAAGAATGTAAATTACAAAAAGCCGTAGGATTAGAGACTAACTATAATAGTCACCCCGCCCAATATCACGGGAATTGATATTAATTCTTTTAAGAGTAAAAGCCTAGGAACTTTTACGAGGCCTCGAAAGTATAAGTCCAAAAAAGAAAAAGAATAATCTGTTTAAAAAGGATGTTAAATCAACCTATACAAAATAGCCACTATCATTGATTTAAGAAAATAGCATTAACTACGCAAAGTTAAGGTGTAATTTAATAAAGAAGTAGAATAGGTAATTTGGACAGCAAAAAAACAAGGCTATTAATAATATATAAACCAGCTAATAATGTGTGGGGTGAAAGGCCAATAGTCAATGTTATCTCATTGGAACAAACAATAAACTCCAATAAGCCTATAGACTAGAAGATAGCAAAACATTCATAATTACTAAGCTTATAATGAATTAGAAAATAAAGCTAGAAACGGCCAGTCACAAGAATGACAAGCAAAAATTAAAATGCTCTTAAGAGCTACTCGTCCCGAGAGATGTATGTTGGGATATGTAGCGATGAACAAAAGGAGGATCAATGTCGCCTCTATCTACGGATTAGGGAAATTAATCCACCCATTGTGTATGATATATTAGTATGTGCTCTCCTTTCTCGAGATGCGCAAAACGGAGACAGTAGTCTATTCAACCGATATCACAATAGAAACATGAAGTTATTGAAAAAAGATCATGTCAAATAATTAAAGTAAGGGCAACACAGCTCAGAAATAAAATAGATATAAAAATTTCAAGTTTAGAAACCTGGTACTAGAAGAAGAATCAGTCCTTAAATGGAGAAGGTCGAAAGCAAGCAGGTCCAAACTGTACACAAAGCGAAATCAAATGAATACATAGTTTGAAAGTAGTCCCTTGCCTGGAATATAAAAAGTCAGTCACTAGATAGAAATAATAAAAATCACAAGGCCGTCGATTAAAGCGCTAAGCCTGGCGCAATGCAAAAATTAACAAACAATAGCATTCGGGAGTATAGCCCGACACGAGAGGAACTTTAGAATACCAGCAACATTATCGCTAGGAACTAATGCAAAGTTCATGCATTTTTCAATATAGTTTCTTTTCAGTTCTTTCAACAAAGTAACTGAGCAATTAACACATAATCTATATATAATATTGCCAATAGTATTATATGGCTAGCCATATCAAAAGCATGTCAAAGCAAAATAGACTCAATATATTAATCACAGAGACGCCTGATGATTAAATCATTATTAATCGTTTTAAGGCGATTTAAAGAACTTTCAATGACTGATGGTAGTAAATTACCAACTAACGAGGAAAGGGGCTTAAATCGCAGCTAAATAGCCTTAAACGGCACATACAATACAGTATGAACAGCCCTGACCACGCCGAAGTCTAATTACACCAAATTAGGGATAGGCGTATAGGTCATACTAGAGCAGGTGGAGATCCTGTACGTTATCGTAAATAACGTTACTATTACTTTTCTAGACAATAAAAAGATTTATATATCTTCATTGATATAATGGTAAAATTCCATAAATTCTCTTGTTGAGAATAAAAATACTCCGAAAAATTCTTTAAATGTAAATCAGGCAGTTACGTACACAAATTAACAATAATTAACAAATTATAACATATGCGTTCAACATTCTGTTTAAGTAGGAAATTTCAAAATAAACACAGTTTTTAATCAATAAAAAAAGGAGGATAATATGACAAATAAAAATACAGCGGCAAAGTTTTTGTACCCAACCGCAGTGATTTTCATGCTAGTAGCCGGAAATATCGACGCAATGCACAACGAAAAAAGCGCAACTATGCGTTTGGCTGAAAAAGCAACATTTCTCACAGTAAAACCAATCAAAGTAAACGAAGTAAAACTCACCACTGTGGAAGGTGGAATCGATGTATTGGTGGTAAATGGTGGACCGGGTAAAATCTCGATCCCAGTGAATTACAAATTTGCGCAGGATCTGCACGAATTTAACTCAGAAGAAAATGAATCTTCACCGATTTATTTCTCTGATTACAAATCTGCATTGAGCATTGCTAATGCACACAACGAAGGCAACCGGATTAAATTACGTACGATAGCAAAAGATTTAGCAGATCAGATTGCTTGCGTTAGCGATATTATCGCAGTAAACGCCGACAACGCCGCGAAATACAACGACGAAGACTAACCCTTTAATTTCATAGTAATATGAAAAAGAGAGAAGGCCAATTAAGTATGTTAAGCCTTTCGAGATTAGCCGAATTGGTGAATGCATACATTGAAAACCTTTCTAAAGAGTTTTCACTCAATAAGAAAGGAGAGTTGGATGATGATGTAGGAAAGAACTTCTTTGAGCGTTTATTTGGATCTGAAAAGAATCGAATGGATTTCATGGAACTTACCAAAGCCATTATAACCAAACTGCTTGTTGCAAAAGGAAACATTCCTTATGTAGTCCAGTTATGTGATGATGCAATAAAAATATTATTGCAACTAAACGAACGGGATAAAGTAATTGACAAATTATTTCTTGCTCACTTAGTAGACGAGCAACCTCAAAATCAACGAAACGAAAAACAGCAGAATCAAGACGTAAATGTCAAAATATCACAAAAAGATTCAGCGCCACAAAGTCATATAATTGCAATGATGCAACCAAGACAAGATCAACGTCAATTGAATAGAGATGTAGCTACTTTATTAAATTTATTTAGAGGAAGAACTATATTTGGTAATAACGAATAATTTAAATCTTAATGTAAAGCGTATAAGGCTGTAGCCATGGGTAACTCCTTAAATTTATATATGGAAATTCCGGGGTAAATCCACAAAGAACTCCTATCAATATAATAGCTATAAATAAGCAAATATGAATTAATAAAAAGATTAAAAATATAAGAATAAATAAAGGCGTCCTGAAAATGGGCGTCTTTTTATATGAATTAATAGAAGCGATTCTATAATTTAACAAGGTAAATTAGAACTTCGGGGGAATTTATAATTAACTATTAATAATCAATAAAAACAATATAATCAATATGAAAACAACAATAAAAACCCCCGCAACACTGATAGTAGAAAAAGATAACCTAATATCGGATAATAAAAAAAATTGGTCAATAATTTCAAATAGCAATGTATTTAATACAGGAACTATTCCAAATTTTGACATTAACGCTGTATACAAAAACATAATCAAAAATGAGAATCTAATCATTTTAAAGAAAGTTTCAGTACAAGCTGCAAATTGCGGTTTTGACTCAGTATCAGTATTCCCAAAAAATAGTCCATATTATTCAATTTATGAATTACAACAAGTAAAAGAACGTATTGTTAAACTTTCATTAATTCCAACAAAAAAGGAAGAAGGAGAAACTGTAACTTTTACACGTAAATTCATTACAACAGAAATTGAAAAATTACGCAAACAACAAGAACTACTAGAAAAAAAGCTAGAAGTATTCAATACAAATTCTTCATTTGAAGAATAATAACAAACAGAAGTAATGGTGAATATTAATTAGTGACAGAAATAATTAATAAGTGAGTCCAATCCTCATAACTTTAACAATAAACAGATAGGTGATGGAAAAGTCCATCCTGAAGTCAGGTAACAGTGGCAATAGGTGATGTAATTTAGCATATATCTATTTTTTACTATACAATTACAAAAAAAACGGTATATAGGCTTGGAAGTGGCCATTATTTAAAGAGTAATCCTAGTAGAAATACTTAAAACAATGTACAGTAGCGCTAATAAAATAGAGAAAGCAAAAACATAAAGTGGATTTCTGATGTAATAACACGCCGTTTTTCTTATTACAAACAAAACAACAATGAGACCAATAGAAAGAATAGATAATTTTATAAATCTAATCGATTGGAATTGGCTTTTATATACCAAATGGAAGCTAGATAAAGAAGATTTAGTAGCAAAAACAATATGCTATATGAATAATCCAACTCTAATAGAAGCTTGGAAAGAAAATCCAGACCAAAGAATAGGTCAATTATTAATAAATTTGGGATTAATTGATGATTCAATGGAAAGATGGTGCACTGAAGAGTGTGACATTTTGATTGATCAAGGAATACCGCCAGAAGAATGTTTATATTGGACGTCAATGTATGATAAAGATGAAAATCTATTAGATGAACCACTAACACGGAAAGTTAGTGACTTAACTAAATCACACATAACTAATATATTAACATTCATGAAAACACATAATGGAAGAATATCTCCTCAAATGGAGACTGCATTTCAAAATGTATTAAACAAAACAGAACAAAGCGAACCAGAATCAATGGCAGTAGCTGCATAACAAATCTTAGCAAACTAACACAAAGCATATTTTTGATTTTAAAAATAAAAAACAATGCTGATAGAACTAGATTTAACAGAGGCAAAACGTCTCAACATAACAGCAAATCAGTTTATATTAATATCATTACTAATAAATAAGATTAAAATACCGCCAGTAATGGAAGTATTAAATATTACTGAATTAGATATTGAAAATTTAATAGAGCAAAATATACTAACAAAAGAGTCAATTTATTCAAGTAAATTTGATAAACTATTTATAGCAGAAGAATTTACAGATAAATTCAAAACAAAAGATTTCTTCTTAGAATTTTATGATATCTATCCACCTTCTGTAACAAGGAGTGATGGAATAAGAGATTATCTAAGAGGAGATGTTTCAAGATGCCGAAAATACTACGAAAAAATAGTAGGAAAAAGCACAGATAAGCACGAAGCAATAATGGAAGCATTAAAGTTTGAAGTAGAAACTAGAAAGAGGAATGGAAACTCTGGATATATGAAGAGAATGGCCAAATGGTTATTATCAGAAGAGTGGCTAACTTATGAAGAATTTATAAAAGATAAAAAGGTACAAAAACATGCAGAAACTATATATGGAACAACTATCGAATAAAAGAGTTCTACCATACAAACATATAGCGACTGCAACAAAAGAAATCGTTAGTTATATACACGATAGAAAACTCCACAAAGTTAACTCTTTAGCCACTAGATGGAAAAAGTTTAATAATTTAACAATGGGAGGGATTGAGCCAAATGTAATATGTTCAATTGCAGGAATTTCTGGTTCAGGAAAAAGTTCTTTCGTTAATACTTTAGAAACAGATTTGATTGACTTAAACCCAAAAGAAAATATAGTTATACTCAGCTTTTCCTTCGAGATGCTTTCAAGCAAACAAGTAGGAAGAAAACTCTCATACAAATTAAAAAAAACAACTTCAGAACTATATAGCTCAAGCGAATATGGAACAATATCTGAAGAAGCATTTAAAGATGTAGAAAGAGAATCGGAATCAATAGTAAATTACCCAATTTACTATGTTGACTCTCCAGGAACTGTCCAGGAAATGAATAACACAATACAATTTTTCACCAATACTTTAGCAAAAGATAAATGGTTAGTAATAATCATAGATCATACTTTATTAATTAAAGGAAGCGGAAGTGAAAGTGAAAGAGGAATTATTGTTGAACTAGAAAAAATGCTGATGGAAACCAAAAAGATTGGGAAAACGTCAATAATACAAATATCGCAAATGAACAGAGAAATTGAAAGACCCGAAAGGATCAACAATAGTTCATTGCATTACCCTCAACGAAGCGACATATCGTCGTCTGACGCAGTATTTCAAGCAAGCGATTACGTGTTCGTAATACATAGACCCGAAGTTCTAGGAATCCTATCTTATGGAATCCAAAATTTACCAGTAAAGGACTATGTATACCTACATTGCCTCAAAAATCGAGAAGGAAGTGTAAAAATATTACGCTTTATAAACGATTTAAAGTACAATAACTTGAAAGAGCCAGAAGAAGAGGAAGAAAAAACAACATAAGAACAATGAAGATGAATAAAAACAAATATAATTTTGCAGTAACTTTACCATCTAAGGCTGATGATAAAAACGGATATTTCAAAAAAGGTTTTATTAAAGAAATCAACAAATACCCATGGTTAACAGCAGCAGGACTAGATAATCCACGCACACGAGAAGTTGAAAGTATTGAATACGCAGGTCCAAAAGACTCATTAGTATTTGGACTAGATAACAAACACGATATCACATATACAATGTTGCCAGAATTTTTGATTCCAGCACCAACATATGATATTATCTCAGAATGGGATGGAGCAGTAGATCGTTTAGGCAAATTTGCAGAATCACGCAAACCAAATTACACAAAAAAGAATTATTTTTCAGGATTCAACAATACACGTCCAAGCTGTGAAGTTTATGACGCATTTATTAAAGTTGGATATACAATTATTCCACGAGTTAAACCAGCTCCACGTTTTAATATTTTTGAATTGGTAACTACAGGAATCACTACAGAAATTACTATTTCTTTTTAATTTTAAAAAATAATAATTATGAGTGGATGAATACAAATAATATCAAACAATATCATATCATATCAAATATCAAGACCATTCGACTAAAATCGATACAAAATGGTTACATTACCAACAATTAAATCAACACCAAAAGTATCAAATCCAAAGTTTTTCGTATATTTCGGAAAACCCAAGTCTGGAAAGACAACAATAGCGTCAATGCTAAACAATAACTTAATTATAGATTTAGAACATGGAACAAACTTCCTATCTGCAATGGCAACAGAAGCAAATAGTGTAGCGGAATTATCACAAATAGCAAATGCAATATCAGAAGCAAATAAAACTGCTAAGAAATTTGTATATAACTATATAACTATTGATAATGGAACCAAGTTAGAAGAAATGATTATGCCATTGGCATTAAAACTATACCAAGAAACTCCACAAGGGAAAAACTATAACGAAGACGTTAGAAAACTTCCAAATGGAGCAGGTTGGTTATTTATTCGTGAGGCTTTCTTTAAAGTAATAGACATGTTTAAAACACTATCACCCACATTAATCTTAATTTGCCACGTAAAGGACGCAATGATTAATAAAGACGGAAAAGAATTAAGCGAAATGTCTATAGACTTATCAGGAAAAACAGCTAGATTGATTGCAGCAGACGCGGATGCAATAGGATTTGTATACAGAAAGAAAAATCAGACATTAATAAATTTTAACGGTGGCGGAGATTTTATAGTTGAAGCACGTCAACCTCACTTAAGAGGACAGGAAATAGTTATCGCAGAGTCAGACGACAAAAACGAAATAACTACATTCTGGGATAAGATTTTTCTAGACTTAAAGGATTAATGAAAAGATAAAATAATATGATATTTAATACAAATAACGCCTTAAGCATTGAAAAAAAGGATGTAAATTTTCTGGAAGCAGGAATTCATGAAAATGCTACTTTTGTAGGAATCAAAAAAGAACGATCAGCAAATGGAAATTTGTTTATTGAATTCGAATTTGAAAAAGACGGACAGAAATTAACTAATACAGAATGGGAACCAAATAGATTTCCAGAAGAATCAGATAAAGATTTAGATACAAGAGCTAATATTCAATTGTCAAGGATATTACAAATAATGCAAGTTTGGTACGATAAATCTCAATTGGGATTTGAGGCAAGCGATTATGAAGGAATAACTAATTGGATAGTAACATTGATGAGTACTGTAGACAAAACAAAAAAACTACGAATAAAAGTAGTTTATGGAAAAACAGGATACACCTCATTGCCAAAAAGCTCTACATATACATTTATTGAAAGTATGGAAGTTTCAGCAGATAAATCTGCAATTAGACAACTAAAAGGAGACTTATTTGAACGTCCAACTACGGGAGATGTAGAAACACAAACAAAATCAGCAGAAAGCGTATTTGCTCCAAAAGCAGAGCCCGCTGCAACCGATATGCCGTTTTAATAGAATAGACTAAATATGTATAATACTGGAAAAATTCTTGATAGACGGACTGAACCACCGATAACAATGGAATATATACTATCAAAAATATCAGAATACGATATATTTGCAAAATATGTAGGAGAATTTAAAATCGGTAGAATTTATCATAGTCCATTAAGAGAAGATCCAGATCCCTCGTTTGGGATATATGTGAGTTCTAAAACTGGCTCATTACTTTATAAAGACTTAGGAAACGGAGACTGTGGCAATGTATTTAAATTTGTAAAAAGAATTAAAAATCTGTCTACGTATAAAGAAACTTATTTAGAAATAATAAAGGATCTTAATGTAAATACAACAGAAAGGAAATTAACACATACAAATTACACAAAAACGAAAGAAACAATTTTATCTGTAGTAAGAAAGCAATTTAATGCTACAGATATTAAATTTTGGAATAGATTTGGAATATCGAAAGAAACGCTAGAAATATACAAAGTTAATGCAATTTCGAAATATTTATCAAATGGAATAGTAAAAGGAGAGTATTCGCAAGAAGACCCAATGTTCTGCTATAGAGTATTTAATAAATTTAAAATATATAGGCCGTTCAGTACCAAAATAAACAAATGGAGAAGCAGTTTAAGTAATCTTGATATTCAGGGATTTGAACAATTACCAGAAAAAGGAGATTTACTAATAATAACCAAGTCATTGAAAGATGTTATGGTATTATACGAAATGGGATACAATGCAGTTGCGCCAGCAAGCGAAAGTGCAGCAATTCCAGAGATAGTAATGAGCAACTTAAAACGCAGATTCAAAAAGATACTTATATTTTATGATAGGGATAGAGCTGGAATAATCTTCGCAAGAAGAGAAACTCAAACTCATAATTTAAATGCCATATTTATTAATAAAAAGTATAAAAAAAAAGACATTAGTGATTTTGTCGAGCATTATGGATATAGCCCAGGATTAGAAATGCTTGATTGGCTTATTAGTTAAAATGCAAATTACGAAAAATTAACAGATTGGCCAATGGCGATCGATGATAATTTGCAAGGAAGGGTAATAGCTCAAAACTAGAGCCTCATATTGTATGAGAGACATAAGCGGTGGAATTCCCGTTACCCAACAATAAATAGTGACAAAGAGTTAGATAGTTAAAAAATATATCAAAATAAACAAAAAATATCAAATGAAAATAAAAACAGACGGAACAAGTACATACGTATTATCACCAGAAGAAACTAAACAATTCTTTGGAATTGAAACAAATAAAATTGTCCTTATTGACAAGAAATCAATGGAATTCATTATCGAAGACGGATCAAAAATGATCTCAAACGGTAAATGGACCGACGAAGAAGTTGATGGACGAAAATTTCGCAAAGTAAAAAAGAATATAGTAGCCGAATTTGGAAATATTCTACTTCGTGAATATAAAACAACAAATAAAGTGTACGAAACACTTAGCAAAAAATTTATTAATACCTCAGGTATTTCTGAAGTTTTCAAAAACGCATTATCAAATGACATGAACCTAGTCGTTTATGGCAAAGGAGGTTTTGGAAAATCAGAAATGTGTGATGCTTTATTCAATGTTGCCGAACTAAAAGATAGAGTTTTTATTAAATCTCTATCTGAAGCAACAACCGAAGAAGATCTATTTGGTGGTATTAATATGAAGAAAATGACAGATGAAGGCATTATCGAGTACAATTGCCATAATTCATTTGCAAACAAAGAAATAGTTATTTTCGAAGAAATTTTTGATGCAAACCCGCGAGTACTAGCGGCACTTAAGGATACCCTTACGTCAAAAGAAATCCGTAACGGAAATCAACGATTCCCTATTAAAACCAAAATCATTATTGGTCTTACTAACAAGACTTATGATGAAGTTATTGAAGATGATTCTACAGAAGCACTAACACAGCGTTTCCCTATTTCATATAAACTTCAATACGAACTTACAAAATTGCAAACAGCAAGCCTTGTAATTAACCGATATCCAAACTTTGCCGGAAATAAAATTGCAGCAATGATGGAAACTATTGGCGAGATGAATAGCCTTACTCCACGCAAAGTGCTAGAAATGGCAAAATATATTAAAGATCTTGATATTATCAAGACTCGCGATTATTCAGAAAAGATTACAAATAATGCAATGGTACCAGTAATTAATTATCTGAAATATAAATATTCGATAGACCACAATAAATTGATATTCAATGAAATTGTAAAAACCCGAAAAGATATTCGCGAAGAATTGATTACAGATTATGATTCACTGCAGGATATTTCAACCAATTTACGAATAGTTAAAAACTCCTCAATAAACAATGAAGCAATTGATTCAAAGAATATTGCAGAGATTAACGACTTCCTAGATTTCTTAAGTAAAAAAGCAGCATAATATGGTAGCAGGACATAACAACAAAAAATGTCTTACCGATTTAAAATATAATGCAACAAGAGAAGATATTATCAAAATTGTAACAACCAAAAAATTAATGAAGTCAGAAATTGACAAATTAAAATCAATAGAAAAATCAACGGGAGTTAGTAACCCAGCGATTGACACTAAGAGAATAGCATATAACAATTTTGATAATTTAATTCTACCAAGCATATATAATGCAGCGGGAGGATATGAAACACAAAGTTCTTACTATAAAAACGCAGCAGGAGATTCGAACGAATTGCTAAAAGACATTTCTGATACAATAGAGGAAATATCAGCTTTAGCAAAATATGAAGACGGATCTACCTTGTCAAAATCGATAAATGCTTTATATAATACATACAAAGATTATGAATCGTTTACTCCTCCAACAGAAGAGGAAATAGAGAAAGAACAAGAAGAAATAGCCAAAAACGTGCAAATGGATGATGGCGAAGAACAAGCCTCAAATGATGATAAAAACCCATTAAAGAATTTGGATGGATATAAGCAATTGGAGGAATGGCTGAAAAATATAAAACAGACCACAACAAAGAAGAAGAAATTCAGTCAAATGACAAAACTATCGGATATGCAAAAAGTATCTCCAATAGAATTTATTAAACCACGTCCATTATTAATGAAGAAAATGATAAACAACGAGTTCTATTGTAAATCTAATGCTGCTTCTAACCGATTCATGCATAGTATAATAGATTGCTCCCCAAGTATGTCTAGGTATAACGAATGGAGAAATCTACTCGTTAATCGGATGTACGAGGATTGCGTAAAACTCGATATAAAATTTGAAAATACATTTTGGGATACACATTTACATACTAACGGAAAATATGGAGTACAAAAAATAGTTACTAAGCTAGATTTAAAATCCAAATTAACTGATATTATGCCGAACGGGAATGGTACAAATATGGGTAGAAGTACAATTGAAAAATTACGAGACATAAAGAAAACAAAAACAAGACAATATTTACTAGTTATGTCTGATGGAGACGGAGCAATCGAAAATGAAGGTAAAGAAATTTACAGTCTATGCGAAAGCAAAAACGTCGAAATTAAGTTTGCTTTATTCTCAGACGATAGCACAATGAATGATATACGAAAAGAAGATATTTTTTTAGTATATCAAGATTACAATAATACTGGATCAAGCGCACTTAAAGATTTCTTATCTATGATAAATAAGACTTAATTAAATTTGATTCACCCCATTAGAATAACATTGATAATTTAAACTGTAACAGAATATGACGTATATACAATATAGGAAACTATTAGCTGATATAGATAACAATATTTAGACTTCAGAAATAACTAGGAGTATGTCCTAGATGGGGATCAATAATAAAAATATTCAACTGAGCATTGAATAATAAGGGTTAGCTCAAATTAACAGGGAGCCTATGAGAAGAAACTCCCTGTTTCAAATAAACAAAAACAACAAAAACATGAATAAATTTTTATTTAAATTACTTAGTGCATTTATTTCAAAAGAAACTAAATTAAAACTAGCCGAAAAAGAATTAGAACTAAGTAAAGAATTGATCAGAATAGAAGCAGATTATGAAAGCAAAAGAATGCGTAATGGGTACTATTCAAACTGTGAATTAACAGAAGTAGAAAAAGATTTGTTTTTCAAAAAAGCGGAACTTGCAGCAATTAAAGATTCGATTAGAATAGAATCCAAAACGAAAGAATGTGAAATAAACATATTGTCAGCAAAGGTGGATATGCAAATAGCATTAAACAGCAATCACTCTTTGGAAATCACACGATTAGAAAAAATTATTTACGAATTGACTGAAAAGTTAAATAGTAAAATTGAAATTATCAAATAATATATAATGGACACGTCAGTTTCATACTTTAAAGACAAAACTAGGGTATCGAGATCCAGTATTAATTGGTTTAAGATATCACCTAAATTCTTTAAAGATAAATTAGATGGAAAGATTGAAGATGAGACTACGCCAGCAATGGAGTCAGGAACTCAGAAACATGCCTTCCTGCTACAACCAGCTGAATTTAAATCATTATATAAGATTTTAGACTTCGAAGTGCCAACTTCGGCACAACAAAAGAAATTTGCTAATGATTATATCACTAGCAAGGCCACTACAGCCAGTTTAAAGGCTTCTGAGGCATTTAAATCCAACTATGTAACAACTAAGTTAACCGAAGAAGATATTGCCTCTAAGGGGCTAGAAATGGCCTTAAAATTGAAGTCATATATCAAGTGGTTAAAAGGAAATTCAACTGGACAGAAATCAATGACTTGGGCTCAATTTAATACGCTTAAGATCATTAAAGAAAATGTTCAATTGCATAAAAAGGCAAAGGAACTATTATTAACAAACGAAAATTCACCAGAACGTATAACTCAAAATGAATTTCATATAAATTGGGGCTTCCCTGTGAAGGAAGGTGTCAATATTGCATGTAAAGCACTTATAGATAGACTTATAATTGATCATGAAAACAAAGTAATAACTTTAGTAGATATTAAAACTACTGTAAGTAACTCTGGATTCATTGACTCATTTAAGAAGTACGGATATGGAATGCAAATGGCATTTT